TCATCTGACCACCAATATCAAGTTCAACATAATTGATTAAATTGTACCCCAAAAGACCATTATCGTTATTCCACAAGTAATCTACCATAGAACCATTTTGTAGAGTAACTTGTTTAGGAAGCTGAAGTTCAACATATGTCTTGTAAAGAAGATCGGCATGGCGACCTATGATAGCCGTTTGCTTGGTTCCCCATTGAACTTGACCTGAAAAATTCACGCGAAAGGATTCCATTGCGAAGTTAGTGTGACGCTTAAACAGACCCTTCCAAAATGTGATCTGGGGATTCCCAGAAAGATACGCATCTTGAGCTCCGTATGCTACAAGTTGTAATAAACCGCCACCCATTGTCTTTATATGTTAGTTATACTCAATTTTTTATTAACGTCTGTGGCGACGCGTGTGGCGACGACGACGACGACCACCTTCACCTTCAGGCATAGGCATAGGCGCAGGCTTTTCTTCATCAGAAGCTGATTCCCCACCACCGTGCTTGGACTTGTGGTAGGTTTTCTTCGCTGCTTGGATAACCTGTTTCAACCCCATACCTTTCTTATACGTTCCCTTTGACTTCATCTGCTTCATCGTTTTCTTAACATGGGCGAGCCATTTATTTGCCATTTTTATTATAACGCAGATTTTATTAAATAACGATTGATTTATCACCAGTTGTGGGATTTGAATCATATATAGGGGATGTATGTGCCATAGGTTGAAAGGATACAGACGGATCAGGCAACACAGGTGTTTTTGCCATAACAGGATGAAATCGCAATGATTCTGGTTTCAATATAACACTACCTTGTTGAAATTTTGAAATATATAATTCCATCATATCATCTAACGATCCATAGTTCATTAAATTCCATTGACAACCATATGAGAATAAGATTGTTGGATTATTGTTTTTTAAATCTGGAATTGGTTCTGGAACAACCATACAAATATGTTGACGATTGGAATCAATCAACTCTTCATGATCATATGGTTGTGAAGCTTGCATATATGTTAATCGGCGTAAACTTGATGTTGACCATGATAAATTAACAAGTTCTTCAAAATTATGCGACCCTTTAATGTTTCCACCAGATACTATAACAATTTTTCCAGCTAAATTACAGACTGGTTCAACAGCTAAATTTTTACGATGAAATGCGTATTCTGGTCCCAACATATATCTACCAATTGTTGTTTTTAATATTTCAGCACATGCTGTCATTACATGTGTTTTATCGGTATGGAACACTATACTTAAAATAAAAGGATCACTTGATAAAGCTGTATCAACTTTATTGAATGCTGTATTGGCAATAGCCACGCAACATGCTTCAAATGACACCGCATTTTTAGCATAATCATAACCTAATTCTTGATTTTTTAATCCTACAACTGGTTTATCGTTGCTGTCAGCATAAACATCCAATTCAATTAATCTAGCACCTGCTTTTATAGCTAATGGTATGACTTGATCAGAAATATAATCATAAGTGTAAGAACTGGGAAACACAGAATAGGCCGACGATGCTATATAATAATCACATAAACGCGTGTCATCGCCTGTTGGACATCCCAATGGTGCTAAATCTTCAACTTTAGAATATGTTCCGTAGGTTGTTTTAGCTCTAGCAAGTGTTGCTAACGTATTACCTGCCATAGCTGGGTATACAAACATTAGTATAAAAATCCCCACAAATGCGACTACTATGTATCCAAAAAATGCAACTTGCTGTCCTTCCATCCTTATTTATCTATCTTAAAAAGAACGTTCCGAAAAGAATTCATAACATCATCCGGTATCTTTTCATCCATAGGGATTTCATTTAGACAGCAATGATGAAAGTATAAACTGTACATGCCACATTCGGAATCTTTGAATTGATGTTTGAGGGTGTTGTATGTCGTTGCCATGGGTTTTGAATGTATATTTGTTAATGCCCACTGATCTCTCCAACGTCTCATAAGTACTCGTATTTCAGCTTCTGGTTTTTGGGCATAAGAGTCGAAATATGTTATACGTGGTTGAACTAATTCTGGTCTTAAATCGCAAAATACCGAAATCCAATGTTGCCCAGGTCCAGTATGGACGTCTGTATTAAATATAATTCCAATTTGAGTATGGCCTTGTTTGTATAAATCATGAAGTTTGACGGAACATATGGCATCTACCAAACATTTTCCAGTAGGAGACTTTAAATCAAAATCTATAGCAATACATCCCAAAAACTTATAATGTTTGAATAGTTTTTCAAATGATTTTTCTGATTTATCAATATCTACGGATGATAACCACTCGGTTGGCTTTGATATCCATGAATCTGGTGCTTTAGGTCTATTCATCATGTGGCTAATAATACATTCAGTTCTACCTCTTCGGCACTTTGAATGGAATCGTTTTTGTAACGAATTCCAAATTTCATTCGGGGTTCCGGTTGGAATCGGTGGTTCTTTTGAATGTTCAGAATTATATACTGTTCTCAAGTGTTCTATTTCTTCTTCGTCAAACATCTTTGTATTGAAAAATGGAATTAATTAAAGTATAATTTGTATGATAAAAAATGACTCCGGAAGAAGAAGAACGCCTTGCAAAAATATTAGCTGAATTGGCTAAAACTTGTTTTGGGTGTAAAAACAATAAGTTAAGCCAAAAAGATCATGAAAGTGGTTGTTTGCCTCCCAGATACTATACATTAGTTGAGTGGTACGCAGAGCTTCTATTGTGGAACTAAAAACGGAATTTTTATTTTTTAGTTATTAATCATAAAAATGGCCGCTCCCGCACCTACAGCTGAACAACTAGCCGCGCTTCGTGCGTTGGCCGTAGATTATTCCCGTGCTGACAATGATTGTCTTCGCTTGAATAGAGAAATTGCAAACTGCAGGACAGAACGATCTTCAATTGAAAATCAGATTGCGGCAATCATGACAGAACCTGCGTTTGCCGGAGTCAAGAAATTGGATCATGAAGGATCAACGTTTATTATAACACGTCCAGGATGGACAGCTCCCATAAGTTTAACAAAGGGAACTGTATACAGCATTCTGCGTCGTTATTTTGAGCATACTCCACAGAACCAACTGAATATAGATGATATGATTGCTTTCTTCGACGCCGAATCATCGCGTCGTGCCGTAAAAATGACAACCAAGATTGATCGCAAGATTAATTGAAAACGGACTTACAATGTGAGACCTTTTTATTAGTAAAATGGAGATACCTATTTATAACCCCTATAACCCAAAAAATCGGATGTTTACCCAGAAGGATATACATCTGATTTTACGTAAATATAAATGTCAACATGAAATACGAAACATAACTATATTCCAAAACGCAATGGTTCATTCTTCTTATGTCCGGAGGACTGAATATACAACGCCTTCTGGTGATATAGCAAAACTAGCAAGTAGACCATCTGATTGTCTTGAACTATTTCCAGAATCGTATGAGCGATTAGAGCATCTAGGAGATTCTGTACTGGGTGTTGCGGTTGCTACATATTTGTCAATACGATTTCCAACACAACAAGAAGGATTTCTAACTAATTTGCGAAAAGAGATTGTTTGTAATAATATGTTAGGAACATTGACAGACAAAATTAAATTAAACGATTTCTATATAATTTCAAAACACAACGAAGATGCGTGTAATGGACGAAATAATACAAAGAAATTAGGAGATATATTAGAAGCATTTATTGGTGCGTTATGGACAGATTCTGAACAAAACTTTCAAATTGTATATTCATTTATAATTTCAATAATTGAAACACATATTGACATTCCCAGTATTTTAAGAAACGATACGAACTTTAAAGATCAACTACAAAAACATTGTCAAACAGTATATCATTACACACCGACGTATACAATGATATCTGGAATAAATGGTTATACAATGGCTGCGTTAGATTCTAAACTTAAACAAATTGGAATTGGGACAGGACCATCTAAAAAACAAGGCGAACAATTAGCTGCTCAAGATGCCTTAAACAAATTAAAACGGATTTAAAACCTATAAAAAAACACTCATAAAAAAGAATGGTTGAAAATACCTTTGCGAATACGCTTAAAAGTGTTGTCGTTCTTACATTCCTGTTATTAGTCTTCGGACTTCCAAAACAGGAACAATTATATGATGCA